TGCGCTAGTAGTCGCTAGAGCATTTACAGATGCCGCACCATCAGTCGCCAATACATCGCCAACAGCATATTGGTATTCCCAATAGCCGTATAGAACGTACTGGTCTGAGTATGCTGACATGATTAACCCTTATGCGTCAGTCGCACCTTCAAACTCAGGCTTTTGCTTGATGATTGCGTACAAAGCAGCTCGGTCTGCACCTGCTACATAGTCATCACCTGCAATCTGTACCTTGCCTGCGCTTAATGGTTGTTTACCAGAATCACGGGCTTCTTTGCTTGCATAGCCGTAAAAGGTTACTTCTGTTCCCTTGCCTTTGAAGTCTTCTTGGACAGCACCGATGTTCCAATAAACCGAGGGAACTCCAAAGTCTGTATCTACTGTTTTGAGTAATGCCATTTGTTTTCCTTAAACGTCAGTTGAGCCAGCGTACTGGGTGAAAGTTTTTAATACGCCATACATAGCGGGAATCAAGTCGCCTGACAGGTCTTCCATATTGATGTAATGAGCCTGTTGTTGGATAGAAGGCCAACCCGCTTTACGGGCTTCCTCTGTTGCATGGATTTCCACTTGAACTTGCACTTGGTCTTTTGTACCAAAGAAGTTAGTGATACGGGCATAAGCCTGAGTTTCAGACTGTCCGTTTGTTGAATTTACTGCTGAAATTAAAAGTGCCATTTGTTTCTCCTTTAGAACGTGACCTCGGTGGTCTCCAATTTTGCGACGCATCTTATGGTGGTTGCCGCTTGACCAGTAAATGTAATTTTCAATCCACCATTAGTTGTATCGGCAGTTGCTGTGATGTCCCACGTTGCCGCACCTGCGTCTGCATAGGCTGATGTAACTGTAGGCGTACCCACAAGGGCAGTCGAGGCGGCATTTGCACCACGCTTGATAGCACCTTCAATTGCCCAAGCCTTTGTGTTACCACCACCTGTTACGTTAGCAATAACAGTTCCCTTAAACGCATAGGCAGAGTTGTTGGGTAGGATAATCTGGTTTGTTGTGGATGCGGCAGAAGTGTTTGAACGTAATACTGTTGCTGTTGCGTCTGTGGTTTGTGTTCCAAGAATTAACACTCCACCTTGAGAAACACCAAAATTGTCAGCTATTGGGTTGACGTGCGCTGGGGTAGCTTGAAAACCAGAAATGCTTCTTGTAATGCCGCGAACACCACCAAGAATTGCTGAATACTCTCCGTTTGCAGTATTTACATATCCACCTGCAACAACAGAATTTGTGCCTGATGCCACATGAATAAATCCGCCACCAATAAAAGATTGAGTTCCAGATGCCGTATGACCCCTACCTCCAACAATAGCTGAAGCCGCACCATTTGCTGTATTTCCACTAATACTTCCATCTGAAAATGTGCCACCACCAGAAATTACAGAACCAGCACCTGACGCTACATTTTTAACGCCACCACCAACAACAGACCAATCCCCACTAGCCACATTACGATTAGCCGCAGTACCAGCATCACCACCACCACCGATGAAACTGTAACTTCCAGTTGCCTGATTGTTACCACCTCCTACTACTACTCCGTGTGGTGTGTAGAAAGTAAGTGTGGCAGTACCTGAACCAGATGCAACTTGAGATAGAGTTAGGCTTGTTCCACTAACTGCCGCAACGTATGTATGTGGAGGGCCAGAAATGTATGTTCCTGCAATTAGCTGACCAACTTTAATTGAAGCATTAGAACCAGACAAAGTAACTGCCGTAGTTCCATTCATCGTTGCAGACTGTGTTGCTATAACTGAATTTGATGTTGTTGAGTTTGCGTAACCTTCGCCAACAAACCCGTAAAATCCAGTTGCGCTATTTCCGTATCCACCTAAAGCCGCTGAATAAGAGCCAGAACTTGTTTGATTTTGACCGCCTAATGCAGTTGAGGCAGTACCGCTTCCTGAGTTTCCAAGTCCAGCTAAAACCCCACTATAAACACCACCTACAGTATTTGCAAAACCACCAGCCAAAACAGATGCTGTTGCAGAAGCAACTTGAGAAGCACTTGCTCGACTTGTCTGCCAATCCACCGCATTAGCACCCCTAGCATTACCACCAGTAGCTGTGGAGGTTGTCTGTTGAGCCTGTAGCGCACCAGTACCTTTTGGTTGTAGGACTAATGGGATGTTTGTGTCTGAGCCAACCGCCTGAACTATTGGAGCAACGCCTGTATTGCTTGCTTGTGTCAAGACTCTGTTTACAGATGTTGATGAGCCAGCCGCTTGAAATACGTTAGCTCCTCCAACTTGTAAAAATACATTGCCAGTTCCTTTTGCATTTAAGAAAAGACTTACGTTTGAGTCAGAGCCTTGCGCTGAAATTGTAGGAACACCACCAGTAGCCGCCCCCGTTACTTGTACATAGTTAACAGCAGAGGCTGTGTTGGTTACAACAAATTGAGCAAGACTACCATTTGTATAAAAAGCAAGTGCGCCTGTGCCTTTGCTTACAAAGTTTGCGCCAATGTTTGTACTCGCACCTGCTGAATACAAAGCAGGAGTTCCACCATTAGAGCCAGTTGTAGCAAAATAGTTTGTTGCACTTGCAGTATTAGCAACAGAAAACTGTGTACCACCACCAGTGTTTAAGTTAACAGCACCAGTACCCTTGGTAGTCAGGTTTAGGTCTATGTTTGTGTCTGAGCCAGCAACAGAATGAATAGGGCCAGAGCCTGTAGCAGAACCTGTTAGTTGATGGTAATTGACTGCTGATGTGGTGTGGGAAACACGGGCTTGTTCTTGACCAATGTTATTCGTGTAAAAACGAACATTACCTGTTCCTGCACTACTTGCATACAGAGAGCCATCAGACTGTAAGCCTAAACCTGCTACACCTGAAAAGGATAGGGTAGGAGTTCCATAAACCGCTGTTGTGGTTGTGGGGATGTAGGTATTGGCAGTTGAGCCAATTTCTAATTGTGCGCCATAAAGATATAAGGCTGTTCCACTTGTTGTTTGCGTATTGCCATCAGAATCGGCTAAACGAATTCCAATTGTGTTATTGGATAAACTTGTAATTGAGCATCTATACCAACCATTACCAACAGAAGTTATTGTTGCAGTTGACCCTGATTGAACAGTTCCTACAGCACCTGTTGATAAATTAAACCACGCAAAAGGCGAAACATTTGATGTAAACAAACGCAAAAATGTGCTTGTACCTGCTTTTGCATAAACAGACAATGTATATGTACTGCTTAAATTTACAAGAGAAAGAGTTTGGGTAATTCCAACCGCACCTGACGCTGAAGCCGTAACAAGCCAAGCATTAGAGCCGCCAAAAGGGTCAAGTGTTGCAACAGTTGTAGCTACAGTTGATGATGCGGCTGTCCATGTAGTATTTAATGTATTGGACTGTAGTAAAAAGTTATTCCCAGTACCCTTTAACACTTCTGTCTGAGCAGTAAGCGTCGTAAACGTACCAGCCGCAGGGGTTGTGCCGCCAATGACTGTTCCGTTGATCGTGCCGCCTGTGATGGCAGCAGAAGTCTTCTCTACCTTATCCGTATTCAGATTGGTAAAGTTAGCGTCAACCTCATTGTGTGTAAGAGGTGAACCCTTGCCAGCACGAGTGACTAAGGTACTCATGCAAGAGTCACCGCCAAGGCTGTAGATGCAAACTTGAATACATCGCCAGCATCAATGACTTTAGAGGCTGTTAAAGCCCCGTGGAACAATAAATTACCACTGGTTGAGGCATCGTATAGACCCATGTGTGTAATCGTTCCCCAAGAGCCTGTAGCTTGGTCAAACTCTACTGCTGCGCTGTTGGTAGATACACCATTGGAAGGCGCACCAAATGTCATAGCCTTACGGGTGTATCCGCTACCAGTACACTCAGTTCCGCTACCTGCATCTGTTGGGTCAGTTGTAAACAAAGCAACATAAACAGTCGCAGGGCTTGTGTAACTTGTGTTACGGAGAACTGCGTTGATTACAGCGTTCTCTAAATAGTTGCTCATTGCTGCCATGATTTACCTCGATATGTTACGCATAGCCAAAGGAACACCAGAATACTGACCCTGTTCATCAGACCTAGTTAGTGTAGAGATTGCTCTGTCGTACATAGTTCCCCATGTGTTAATACGAGCATCGTTCATTAAATACGGCTCTGCTTCAATCAAAGAAGCGTAAAGCAAAGCATCAGGACAGTTAGCCAAGAACACGTTAGTAGCAACACTAGAACTCAGGTACTCAGGAGCAGCAAAATATAGCAACTTCAATGTGTAAACAGCATCTGGCTGTGGAGCTAACTGGAACTCGGACGCAAGGACTGTGTAATCAAGTGGTTTACCAATTTCTGTACTTCTAGAGTTACGAGAAAACGCAGATGGGCTAGAGTAGTTCAATGGCTGAACAGGATTGCCATTCACCACAAAGTCTCTTACTTCTAAGAAGTCTGTTGGTAAACCTACTGTGCCATCTGCTGCTGTCGTAGTCGCTGTTACTGTCTTTAACATCTGACGAATACGCAACTCTCTACGCAGACGATTCTCAGCAAATGTAATGAAGTCTGGTATCTGGTCAGTTAGGTCTGTTCGTGCTAAATAAGCAGCTACAGAAGCCTTTAACGCTGTGTAAGTTGTGTAACTCATACGACACCTGTCCGAGTTCTAAAAACTCTGTTATCACGCTCATTCAGCCAAGCCTTAAAGCGTTTCTCATCAAGCACAGCAAAGCCACGCATAATGCCCTTGTGATTTAAGTCATCAATCACAGTCATTGGAATAGAGGCTACTTTATTGCCAAACAATTCATCTGACCATTTTGCTCTCTCATCAAAAGAGTTGTATTCTTTTTTGTTTTGCTCAATGATGCCCGTTACATCTTGACGAGTCTCAATAACGATGCCGCCATCGCCATCAGAATGGACTACAGAATCTCTAAATTTGACAGGGTTTTGCATAGTCTAATTCTATCAGTTTTGCTAGAAAAAGAAATGCCCCAGAGGATTAGTCTGAGGCATTTTTGGAATCACTTGAGTGTTATGTCAAGTCAGCAATGATGCCGTGAGCAGCTTGGTTTTTAACTTCCAATGTGAACTCAGCCAGCAACTGTGTAGACTCGTTGTCGCCAGTTACAGCCAACTCGTTGGTCTGGAAAGGACGCAGATAAGCAACTGCTGCCATCTCAGGGTCAAGCACAAACGCAACATCATCAGCAGAGTTAGTGCTGTTCATGAAACGTGAGGGAACCACGCTCAGAGTGCCGAAATCTGACAGGTATACGTCTGCGGCCCCAATGATGGTTGTAGGCGCATTTGTAGGAGCCATGTAACGCTGAGCAGCAATACCAGCAAAAGCAGATACTGTTTGCTTGTGGGCAGGAGTAACCATCAAGATTTTAGGATTGCCACCTGCGGTGTAAACACCACGGACAGCAGTCTGCAAGAAGGCTTCTGTGAAAGTGCGGTTTGTGCCGTTTGTACGAGCAGTTGTACCACCAGAACCAGCAACACCAGAAGTGCCACCAGAGTAGGTTGTAGACAACCATGCTTGCAAACCACCCAAAGCACGAGCAGTAGAAGAGTTACCATTGGTAGCAACTTGGTTGCTTAGCAATGTCAATTCCATATCACGCTTGATTTCAGCAGATGCTTTAGCCAACTGATAAGCCTTTTCAGACTTACGACCAGCTTTGTCCACAGCTTGCAAGGTGTTTGAAATCTTGATTGTCTTCTGTGAAATCTGGCAACGATTGCCAACACGAGTCGTAGGAGACATAGTAGCGTCAGATGCAGTAGCACCCTCAACTGCCACGTTCAAGCCAGCAGCAGCCAAGCTGTCTGTCTGCCACTCGTGATAAACAGCAGTAGCCTTTGCCTTACCAATGGTAGACATGAAAGGCGTGTCTGTAGGGCTGATGTTATAGATAACGTCAGAGAGGTCTTCACGCATACCGATTGCGGTATATGTTTGATAGGTAGCCATAATTTAATACTCCAAAATTTAAAAGAATCGTTCAAATGCTTTGGCAGCGTCAGTAACTTTTCCAGTCTCACGCA